GTGGCATATCAGGCATGCCACGACCAGCCTCGCCACGCCCAGCCTCACCCATAGGCATTGTTGCATAGCTTGGTGCAGGCGCAGAAGGGGCAGCCATTGCGCCCGCAAATTCGCCGCCTTGACCAATTCCGTATACGTCTGGATTTACAACTTGATCCATCACGATCTGCTCTTTTTGCGCAGGTGAAAGCAACCCATCCTTGCCATCCAAACGCGATGTCAAAGTTCCACCCTTAGCCATGTCCTCAAGCGTTTTTGTCACAGCCTTAGTTGCATTTGTGTCAGCAGCAATGCGCTCAACATTATCCTGCGCCTCAAGTGGCTTAGCAAAAAGATTACCCAGCATAGACAGCAAACCACCGCCCTCAAACTTATCTCCAGATGCGCCAGCGCCACCACCGTCTAACATGTCCATCAAGCCAGTAAAACGTTTGCCTGTGCCATTTCTGCCACCACCCAACGCATTCAACGCGCCTAAGCCAGCAAGTAATCCTAAAGCATCTCCAGCTCTCATTTCTTTTTACCTTTCTTACTCTTGCTCAGCTTCTTCAAGTCTGCGCCAGTAATTTTCTTGCGTGGTGGAGCCACTGCGGCTAACTTCTTTTGCTTTGGGCTATACTTAGAATACGGCATTAGGACTTCACCTGCTTTTCCCATTCATAACACTTAACCTGCTTGATTGTATACGTTGGATATTTCACCTGCAAAGATGGAACTCCGTTCTGCATAAAATCAGCAATGCATTCATTCTCATCAACATACGCAGGGCCACCGACTGCAAAGCAGTAATTCTGAGCGCACAAGAGAACAAACGCGGTAAACATTACATCACTTCTTCACTTTCTTCTTAGCTGTCTTAGCTGCTTTCTTAAATGCTGAAGCTGTTGGCGCACCTTTTGCACCAGCTTTGCGCATCTTTTCGCCAGAGCCTGCTGCAATTCTCTTACGCTTTGCATGAATGTTTGCATAAAGACCATTCGCCATTACTTCTTAGCCTTAGCCATGCATTTACCCTTACGCTTACACGCTGCTGGTGTGGGACAACCTTTGCACGGTTTAAAACCAGCTTTGCTTCCCATTTTCTTTCCATACGCCATAGCTAACTCCTTTTGCTGCAAACGTATCACATTACGCAATTCCACGCAAATTCCTTCTAATTTCGCCACGCCAGCTAGAAAATGACCCAGATAACGCAGTTGCAGCATCAGAAGCCATCGTCAAGCACAGCGCATCAGCCAAGTCAGGAGAAGCCAAGCCACGCTTGCGCATCTCATCCTTGCTCTCAGCTTTCATCTTGCCTGAACTGGTAAAGCTATAGCGAATGCTGGTTAGCTCTGCGACAAGCTGGTCATTCTTCGGCAACTTGCAAGAACGATCCTCAAGCCAACCTTTAGTTTTAAACCAAAGCTCACTCCGCAGATTAAGATAGGTATCACCCATAGATGGGCTTTCAGCTACATTCACGCCGCGCACAGGCAGGCCAATCTCACGCAGGCGATCCACCACACCTGAGCCTACGCCAATGCTATCGACAAGTATCTGCGTTGGCTGTCTGCTAGGCGGTAACGCCTCATATTCAGCAACAACACGGCCTACAGTCTGCATCAAGTCCAACCCAGACCAAGCTCTAAGCTCAGTTACAATCGGACCCTGACGCTTACACAGCGCAGTCTTATCTTGCCCAAAACGCGCTACGTCCAACCCCCAGACCGACTTGGTATCCTCATCAATCTGCACATCGCGGTGCGTGGCATTCTCCACAAGATGAAACGGGATGATCGTGTCATCGTCAGCAAGCGGAAACTCACCCAGCACACGAATGCGAAACGCATTGCTCTCCTCGCCATACCTGAGCCGCATCTCATCGACAAACTCATCACTTACCAGAGGGCTATCCACGCATGACCAACGGCGCGTCCACCAGCTATCTGCCATGCGCGTCTGGCTTTCGAAAAACGTACCACTACTCCGCGTGGGGTTGCTCAGCATAATCGTAGTCGCGTTATGACCCGACATAGAGCCAGTCGCAGCCTCAAATACCTGCTCAGGCACACCAGAGGCCTCATCCACAACCAACATAACATGCTCAGAGTGAACACCAGCCAGCGCTTCTGGAGTTTCTGCTCTACTAGTACGTGCCGATATAAACATCTCTGCGGGCGCAGAAGTGTGTTCAACGCGATCCGACTTAACGTTAAGTATGCTCTGCAACCCTTCAGGCAACTCGTTTATCCAACGTTTTAGCTCTGCAAACAAGGCGTCAAAAAGCTGACTAGAGGTTGGCGCAGTTACAACAACTTTATTTGGGTAATGCATCAAAAAATACCATAGCATTGCCCATGATGCTGCTGTAGACTTACCAGTACCATGACCCGACCGAATGCTAATCTTGCGTTCGCCAGACGCAATCGCTTCCAGAAATTCTGCCTGATACGGCAATGGCTCTACGCCAAGCACCTCTTGCACAAATAAAGCAGGCTTCTTGCCATACCGCTGCACAAAATCAACCATCGTATTTTCTGCGAGATTACTCATGGTCAATCACCTTAACCTTACGCAGCGCGTCTAAATGGAAATCGCCGATATTAATATTGATTTGCTGCTGGTTTTTCCCGCCGTACCGCTCAGGGTTATAATTGGCTGCAGCTAGGTTTTTCTGACCAATCTTCTGTTTGAGCAACCCAAGGTCAACCTGACTAACATTAGCCTCACCTACATCCCGCGTGCTATCCTCATCAAGCGCCTCAAAAATCTCTCTCTGGCGGCGCTCATTTACCTCGTTCAGCAAATCAAAGGTATCCTCAAAGTGCGCATCTGCAGCATGTAAGCGCGCTTCATCCACCGCTTTAGTCAACTCTGGGTCTTTCAATATAAGATTGCGAAGAGTTCCGCGATGCATACCCATGTCTGCAGCAAGCGCTTTGATCGTCCTACCCTCAAGCAACCACTCACGCAAATAATCAGCACCACCCCTATTAGCAATTTCAGCTAAGCGCTGCTTCTGCAATGACTTACCAGCCATACCAAATCCTTCTGTGATTTTTCGCAAATTTTAACATGATACCACAATAAAGCAATACGTGGGGTGAGGGGGGGGTGCTACAGGAAGGAAATGGGTTGCGCCACAGGGAGGGAAGGCACATCACGAGGTAGCACCCCTGCGAATTGTATAACACGAATTTTTCTGTGTGGGAATGTATAATAATAATAGGGGGTGGGGTGGGGGCCAGACGGGGGGGGGTTACAGCGAAATAGGTCCAGATCGAGCGATACTTTTGTGATATTTCGTATAATGTCGATTATGTTAAATTTATTATTGTGCAATATCAATGACTTACCTGATTTAAGTCCAGTTTGGCTGTATGGTTTAAGTCCAGTTTGCACGAAATCGCCAGAATGATTGACTTAATTGAACACTTGTTCTATTCGCGCGCGCCCGTGTGCGACCGTGGCGTCAATGTGTGTTGCGTCCATTTTGTGACGTTACGTCACTTTGTAGATTAGTGTATTCACAAATCAGTATTTATCGAATACCAATTAGATATTGCTTAAATAAGGAGACAAGTAAAATGGCATACATTGAATTAGGCACGAATGACCACGGCGTAGCAACACGCGCAAGCGTTATTCCACAAGGTGCAGCTTATGGCAGAACAGGAAGCCTCACAGCGAAGAAAGACCTATTGCACCTCGACGTCCAGACCAAGCCTAACGGTGATTGGTTCGGCGTTGCGAATTGGTATGTGGACACAATAAAGAAACATGAACGCGACACAGGATGGTGCATTGAAGGAAGTGTGCGCGATTGGGACTTAACCCCCGCTCAGGTTAACTACCTCTTAGATCAGCTTTAATTTGTAGGAAAAGGAATGAGACAATGAACGTCTACAAAGAAGCGATGAACATCGCAAAAGAAGCAATGGAAAACGCAGAGGGATGTTTCGACACCGCGCAAGATTGCATCCACGAATATGCAGGCGGCCACGAAATTAGCATCTATTACCACAAAGCAATCCAGTTCTGCGCAGATCACCCCACGCACCGCGGTGAAGAATGGTTAGAGGATTGTGGCGGCATATCACAAGAGGGCGACAGCTTTGGCACCATAGCCTGCCGCATTGCATTCGCTACGCTTTATGTCGCTGCGCAGGACGCGCTTTGCGAATTGCAAGACGAATTAGAGGATGCAGCAGAATGACCACACGTCCACATGTAACGCTTGCGGTAGATCAAACCCGCCGCAAGCTAATCGAGATGCAAGATCAACTAAATGCAGATGCATGGCAAGTTATCATGGATGACTACACCCACGCGGATGTAATGCAGGTGCAATACCTAGACAACGCCTTAGAGCTATTCTCAAGGCTAATAGATGAATTGGAGAGAGCAAGATGACACGCAAGCAAAGACAGCAGGCAAAAACTTTTGCCAGAGATTTAGTAGGGTTTGCAGTGTTCGCGCTGCTAATCATTCAAGCCCCAGACATAATCGAAGCAATGGCAGAAGCAACTGCTGTATTTTTAGGAGTGAAGTAAATGACAAAACCAACAACACAGCAGCAGTATGAGCATGCTCAATTTGAAACTTACAACTTGCTCGAACGCATAGCTCAGCAGGAGTGCGATAACCCAGCGACACACTTTGTTGCTATCCTGACAACCACCATGCACGCCATGTACGACTTCGCGCCAAGCAAAGAGGCCGTTGATGATTTAATCAGCAATTGCATTGAATGGGGATATGAATATCACAAGGCGGATCAAGAGGAGTGCGAAGAATGCGGGATTTAGAAAGCAAGTTTCTACGCGCTGTAAGTTTCTTTTCCTCCCAGCTTGGCAGAGAATTTGACAGCTACTCAGAGACAGGCGATTGCCCTAGCGCAACTTGGATGTATCTATATGATAAATTCCTAACAACTGGCGAAAACTACGTGCTCTCTCTTACGCTAGACAGAGACGCCTCTAAGATAGTCTATGAGCTAAATTATGATGGCCTTACAGACAACACCATTTATTACGCTCTGTTAGGCTATGCGAAAGACCATGATTTTTTCGTGGATGTGCCTTAGCTAATCCAGCTCAGCCAATCGCCGCGCCATGTCGCGCAAAATGTATTTCAATTCGCGGGTGGGTATCGTTCCGACATACTCCCCGCGTTCGCTTGTCCAGATGCGCAGCCCGTCCTCGTAGACGCTCCACCTCAACGCGCTTTCTGTAGCTCCATCTTTCGCCATAGTATTTCCTTTCTTTCCTCGTCTGTCCACGGCTCCACCTGTGCGCCATATTTGCGACGATTAGCGAAGCCCTCCAATTCCTCTAGTGTCGTCACGCTCTGCAGCTTGTCTGCCAGTGTAACGCCACGCCGCGCCTTGAACGTGCCATGCGGATGCACCCGCGCTGTTCCCGCAGCAATCCTATCCTGCAACCATTTAGGAAATTCTTTTCTCTGCAAATCTAAATCCTTCCCACCATTTCAGCGTGACCACTAAAACCACGGTTTTATTTTATATATAAAACCGTGGTTTCGTGGTTTTGGTCTGCTCTCTGTTTTATTCCACGGTTTTTCACGGTTTTCCACTATTTCCCCCACCTAAACCATTGATTTCATTGCGCAGACTAAAATGGTGCACTCCTCTCCCCATCGCTTGTTCGCCCTTCTTTGGTGACAATCCATATTTTCCCCGCATTCATCTCTATGTAGCCTTTTTCTTGCAGCTTCCCGATTGTCTGCGTCCAAGTTTGTTGCGGGTCTTTCGTTGTGACTTTGCCGACAAAATGTTCCCTTACCGTGTCGCTGTCGATGCACCAAAACTTGCCCGCGTCAGGCCAGCCCGCCCCCGCAGGATTAGGCGCACCCACACGTTCACCCCGCAATTGCACAAAGCATTTCCTGAACAGCTTTTGGTTTGCTCCTTGCGGCCTCGCGTCATTATGCACCGCTTCCATTTCTTCGCGCGTGGCTTCGCGTATAATACAAGTTGTGACCTGATCCCCGTCTGCGTCCTCTCCTAGTTCGACTATCTGCAGAATAAAGTTAATCTCTGCGCCTGTTTCCATGTCGCGCTGCTTTGTTGCTCTTGCCGTGCGAATGCGCGTGTCCTCGTCAAACGTTAGCTCAATCTCAGCATCGCATGCGGCTTTTAATGAACTCGCTCCCCTACTACCGTTTTGTGCGTTCTTGCCGCTGTGATGCACAAGCAAGATATGCACGCCTGTTTCCTCTCGGATACGATCCAGCCCCGCCACGAAACGCGACATC